CACCCCAAACCCACGTCTACGGCCTCTTTCGCCGCCGCCATATCCAGCAGGGCGCGGAAAATAATCTTGTGCTGCGCTTGGTAAAACTTTTCGGGCGTCAGCGCGGCGCATTTCACAATCGCAGCAGGGTCAATCAAAATCGCCCCCAAAACCGTCTGTTCTGCTTCAAGGCTCGTCAGTGATTCGACTGCCATCATCTCTTCAACTTCGTTCATTTCTTCGTTTCCTCGTCTGTGGTTTTAGTGTTTGGGCGGTCGCCATTCGATGATTTTCAAAAAGTTTGCCGGTTTGAAAATCCAGTCGAAACTGACTGCAAATCCCGAACTGTTATCGCCCATCCAAAACGGATTCATCGCGACCTTGCGGAAAACCGATGCAAACCAGTTCAAACCGTCTTCAGTGCTTTCAAATCGGATTTTCCCGTTCGGAGCTTTCGTCCCTTTGATTTCCATCCATCGCGCCGTGATTGCCCGTTTTCGCGTTTCGTTGAGTATCTGCACATTCGGCAGGCGGTCGCCCAGAATCTCGTTGTAGCAGTCTGCTATGGCTTGGCATGGCACGCTGTCGGATCGGCGGCGGCGCGGAACATTTCCATCTTGGCGGTTTCCCTTTCGGCTACTGTCGGTTTTGCTTCCGCTGTTTGTCTTCAGTGTGGATTGTTCCACTCCTGCTTCTTGCCCCACTGTCTGCAAAACATCTTGGTCGTCTTGCTCATGCGTTTTCGCGTCAGCGGAAACAAACGCGTCAGCGTTCAAATCGTCTTTGCTGACATCGCCGTTTTCGGGTAAGGGTGTATTTGTATTATTCAGTAATTGTTTATATTCAGTATTTACTAGTGTCGGCTCAGCCTGATTAGGCTTACCCTGATTAGGCTCAGCCTGATTAGGCTTACCCTGATTAGGCTCAGCCTGATTAGGCTTACCCTGATTAGGGCTTTGAATCGGCTCGTCATAAACTGTATAATCCGTTGAGCCATCACTGTTTTTTCTTACTGAAATAAAGCCTTTCTCTTTTAGTTCGTTGATGATGTTGTAAATACCCTCTCTGCCTGTTGGCTTCTTCGTGTCTTTGGTTACATTCACAAGCTCTGCAACCATGACTTGCCAGTTATCAGGTTTTGTCAGCAGGTATCCAAGTAATCCCATTGCCTGCCAACTAAGTTGATTTTTTTCATAAACTTTGTTGCTTATGACTGTGTAATTGTGTTCACGTTTTGTCCGAATAATTGACATCATCAACCCCTTTCACTTCTTCAACCCATTTGTCCAATGCTTCCTGCGCCTTGCTCACGTCTTCGGCTTGCATATAAGCCAACACCAGCAATCGGGCTTCGTGTATTCTTTGTTCTCGGCTCATGGTTCGATTCCTGACCTGGCGATTGAGTAATGGGCGACCGGATTTTTACAGTTGCCGACCTTGTAACGCGGTTTGTTAAATTCAAATCCACGGCTTTCCAAATCCGTGATTCGTGCGGCAAGCTGGGTAACGCGCAGCTTTGCGTAAGCCTCGTATGATGTGATGTGTCCGTTTTGTCGTATATACTCGACAATCTTCTTGCATTGCGTTTGTTTTTGGTTCATAATTCAATCCTCTCTTAGTCTTACCTGAATCGTTTCCTCGCGTTCAGGGGGAATTGCCCGCCTCGTGCGGGCTTTTCTTTTGGTTATTCACTTGCTGAAGCTGTTTTCTTTTGCTTTTTGAGAAACAAATCAGGGTGTTTCAGCTTGATTGCCGCTGGGATTCCGCGTTTACTCCAGTTGAAGACACATTGCGGGCTTTTCCCTAGTTTTCGGGCAATGGAGGAGTAACTGCCAAGAGAATTTAAAAGGCGTTTATCCTGTTCAATCTCATTTTTTTTATCCATCTTGTAAACTCTCTGTTTAAGATTTAGTCTCTATATTAAACACTATGTTTAGTGGTAAGTCAAGACTTGTTTAACAACATTTTGTTTAATTATGAGAAAATAAATTTTTAACTGGGAGTAAATGATGAATGAGACGACACAAAGGCTTTTCCAAGCCGCAAAAGATTTGAAAAACATAAACCTGCCATCTGAACTTGCGCGGTTTTTGAACGTTAGTCAGCAGGTCATAAAAAACTGGGAAGCGCGCGGCGTGTCGGCAAAGATGATTCCTGAAGTGGCGGAGCGACTGGGAATATCGGAAAGGTGGTTAAGAACAGGCGAGGGGGAAATGATTGGAGATGATGAAGTCCAGATAGAATCAAACGCTACCGTAATTGGCACGCTGGACGTCTGGGACAGCAAGACGCCGTTATCGCCTGACGATTGCGAAGTACCGTTCTACAAAGATATACACCTATCAGCGGGGAATGGATTTTCAGAGGACATTGAGGACTACAACGGCTATAAACTGCGTTTCTCGAAATCAACGCTTAGGCGGCACGGCATCAATCCCGCCGATGTGGTTTGCGTTTGCGCGGACGGCGACAGCATGGAGCCGGTATTCCCCGACGGCGCAACACTCGGCATCAACACCGCTGACAAGGTTATCAAGGACGGCAAAATCTACGCTGTCAATCACGGCGGGCTGTTGCGGACGAAAATCCTGCAAAAGCTGCCTGACAATAAAATCCGCATCAAAAGCTACAATTTCGAAGCCTACCCCGATGAAGAAGCCGACGCAGATGAAATGAACATCATCGGGCGCGTGTTTTGGTGGAGTGTGATTGCATGATGGATAGAGACGAAGCATACAGACTCAGTTTGCAGCAAATCCGATCAGGCGACGTATCGGCGGCGTGTCGGACGGTTGCTGATTATGAATTATCACAACCTCAACCGCGCGGGCTTTTTTCGGGCGTATCCCCTCAAGAATACTGGGCGAGATACCCTGAACCGTCAGACGTTGAAATCTTGGAATCTATATTTTCAGAAACCCTCGAGACACTGGGCGAAATCAGCGATGATGATTTAAATGCCGCGCGTATCATTGCCGTGTTTAACTTCGTTTGGGGACTAAGCCAAATCCCTAAATGGCTTTATCGACATGAATTTGCATCATCCAATCTTTCCGATTCTGCCGTCCCTTTAATGTTGCTGTCCCGTGCAAAATCAAGGCAGGAACTTAAACAATACAAAGAGGTTGAGATTTTAGGCTGCCCTGATAGTTGCGAGTTTTGTAAATCGCAAAGTGGCAAAACATATAGGTCGTCTGAAGCCCCTGTTTTGCCCCATGCACAATGTACGCACAAATCAGGTTGCCGATGTTGCTACCTGCCAGTTATCTAAATCTAGCCCGCGCAATGCGGGCTTTCTCATATCCGAAATAGGGAATCAACAAGCTACTACCTTGACAGCCGCCGATTTAGGGCGGCTTTTTTTCGCCTAGTTCGCAGCAGTTCAAACCAGTTCAAACTAAATTCTTTTTAAAATCAACATTAAACAAAAAATTAAACAAAATATTTAAACAAAGCGTTGCATAAAGCTAAACGTTATGTTTAAATACACCCATCGAAACAAAACAGACAGCTAAACAAAGTCTGACACAGTTTCAACGCTCTTTAAAAATCAGGAAACGCAGTAACCGCCCTTCAGGTAGGCGAGAGCCGACAGCAAGACATGGATAGGCATGGGGGAAGTCGAACAAACGGTTACAGGCAGGCGGGCAGCCGAAAAGACAATGACCCGCAGCGCAAATTTTTAATTTAAGAAAGGAAACAAAATGGAAGTACAAAAAATTGAAGTAAAAGACCCGTCTGGATTGCTTTTGATGATGGCAAATCTGCTGGTAGGCGCAGTAAGCAAGCCCGAGCAGCAAGAAGAAGCCAAAGAAGAGCCTTTGCCACCTGTAACGGTTACAGAAGCGAAAGGCATTAATGACTTTGCCATCGGCAAAGAAGTGATTATCCGCACATATTCGGCAGGCGTTTGGTTTGGGGTATTGAGCCAAAAAGCAGGCAATGAAGTGATTCTGACGAAAGCCCGCCGTATGTACCAATGGCGGGCAAAAGAATCAATCAGCATTTCAGGTGTCGCACGGTACGGAATCAAGCAAGAAAATAGCAAAATTTGCGGAGAGGTTGATTCGGTATGGCTTGAAGCGATTGAGATTATCCCGGTAGCAGGTAACGCCGCTGAATCACTTCGCAGCGCATTAGAGGTCGCCCAATCATGAGCTACCTAGATAAAACTATTGGCGACGCCAACGGCGACGGCGACGGCTTCGGCTACGGCAGCGGCTTCG